TCGAAGATCAGGACGTTGAACTCCATGACGAAGTAACAGACGAAGTTATGGAAGCAGCAACTCACGATCCTGCTAATGCTGAAGCTCAGTCCATAGCCGCAACTGATAAGGCTGGTGAAGCAACCGGTTCTGCTCCAAAGCGGAAGGGTGACAACACCAAACAAGATCCAATGCCAACATTGAAAACCAAAGCAGCCATGATGGGTGCAGCGGTTAATGCAATGCAGGGCATGTCAAAGGAAAAGCTGAAAGGCGTTCTTTCGACTGTCATGGCTGGCACAGATCCTGAAGCTTTCTCTGGTGAAGCTATTGCTGAAGCTCCAGAACTTGACTATCAAACAGATTTCTCTGATGATCTGAATGCTCTGATCTCAGAAGAAGCTACTCTATCTGATGGGTTCAAGGACAAGGCAGCAACAATCTTTGAAGCAGCAATTAAATCAAAACTGTCTGAAGAGATTGACCGTCTTGAAGAGAAATACAATGAGGAATTAGCTGAGGAAGTTGCCTCAACAAAAGCTGACCTTGTTGAAAAGGTAGATTCATACCTGAACTACGTAGTTGAGCAGTGGATGGAAGACAACAAGGTTGCCATCGAATCTGGCCTGCGTACAGAGATTGCAGAGAAGTTCATGAACTCTCTGAAGGACCTGTTCACAGAGTCATACATCGAGGTACCTGAGTCTAAAGTTGACCTGGTTGACGAACTGGCTGCAGAAGTTGAAGAGCTTGAAGAAGCACACAACACTGCTGTTGCCAAATCACTTGCAATGCAGGAAGAACTGGAAGTATTGAAGCGTGATGCAATCATCCGTGAAGCTGCTTCAGGTCTTGCTGAAACACAAGTTGAAAAACTTAAGAAATTGGCTGAAGATGTAGATTTTGAAGATGAAGAAACTTTTGCACAAAAGGTTGCTACAATCAAGGAATCATACTTCACCAAAAAAGCAACTGAGTCTGCTGACATTGTAGAAGAAGATGATGACGGCGAAGCTGTTATTGAATCTTCAAGTTCAATGGCTCAGTACCTACAAGCAATCCAAAGACAAAAGAAATAATTTGGGAGTCCAAAACAATGCAAAATACTGTCTCTTATGACAAGCTGATGGAAAAGTGGGCACCTGTACTGAACGAAGAATCAGCAGGCACTATCCAAGACGCACACCGGAAAGCTGTTACCGCAGCTGTTCTGGAGAACCAGGAAATCGCTCTTCGTGAAGAGGGTCTCCTTGAAGCCAACAACACAACCACAGTGACCGCATCAGGCGCAGCTAACTGGAACCCAGTTCTGATTGCTCTTGTTCGTCGTGCAATGCCTAACTTGATGGCATACGACATCTGTGGTGTTCAGCCAATGTCTGGTCCAACTGGCTTGATCTTCGCTATGAAGTCACGCTATCAGACAACCAAATCTGGCGCATCTGCAAATGATGAAGCACTGTTCAACGAAGCAGTTGCTAACTACTCAGGTGACTCAGGTACAACTGCACAGACTGCAGATCCATCAGGCCTGTCCGGTCTGACCGATACTGCTGGTGGCCTGATTGTACCAGCCGACTCATCAATTGATGACGCTCGTGACTCATCCATTCCTAATGCTGCTATCGATCCATACACAACTGCAGAAGCAGAAGCTTTGGGTGCAGCTGGTGGTGAGCAGTTTGCTGAAATGGGTTTCACCATTGAAAAGGCAACTGTAACTGCTAAGTCACGTGCTCTGAAAGCAGAATACACCCTGGAACTGGCTCAGGATCTTAAAGCTATTCATGGCTTGGATGCTGAAACAGAACTGGCCAACATTCTGTCAACAGAAATCATGGCTGAAATCAACCGTGAGGTTGTTCGTACAATTAATGCACAAGCTAAGACTGGTGCAGGTACTTCAAACACTGCAATCAATGGTATCTTTGACGTGCAGACAGATGCCGATGGGCGTTGGTCTGTTGAGAAGTTCAAAGGCCTGATCATGCAGATCGAACGTGAAGCTAACCAAATTGCTAAAGACACACGTCGGGGCAAAGGTAACTTCATGATCTGTTCATCTGACGTTGCATCTGCTCTTGCTGCTTCTGGCATGCTTGACTATGCTCCAGCAATGAACACTTCACTGAATGTTGACGATACAGGCAACACCTTTGCTGGTGTACTGAATGGTCGCACACGCGTGTACATTGATCCTTATTCAACTGCTGACTATGTCAACGTTGGTTATAAGGGTACTAACCCATACGACGCAGGTCTGTTCTACTGCCCATACGTACCGTTAACAATGGTTCGTGCGGTAGGTGAGGACACCTTCCAGCCTAAGATTGGCTTTAAGACTCGCTACGGCATGGTCTCAAATCCATTCGTTGGTTCAACACCTGCAAACGGTTTGGCTGCTAACAAGACAAACCAATACTACCGTATCTTCCGGGTTGACAACATCCTGGGTGCATAAGGTAACACTTATAAAAAAGGGGAGGGAGCTTCGGCTCCCTCTTTTTTTAACTTATTTTTGATATAAATAGTGGTATGGCACTTACAACTAATTTTAACTATCTTCAGCCCACCAGTTTTAAACTGGTTATTGACCGGAAGAATTTTCCTAACCTGGAATTCTTTTGCCAAAACGTGACACATCCAGGCCTGTTAATGCCTGCTGCAGAGATGCCTATTCGTAGGATGCAAAGTATACCATATCCTGGTGAGTCAATTACCATCAATGAGTTTTCATGTAATATTCTTTTGGATGAAAACATGCTTGCATATGAAGAGATGTATAAATGGTTGCTAAGAAATCAGGTTACAAATATGGGAACAGCAACCAGGTCGGCCCAAAGATCCTCTTTGCCACCAACAAATGCTGATATTACCCTTTCCATATTATCAAGTCATAATAATCTTACAAATCAATTTAGATATGTTGATGCTATTCCAACATCCCTTGGAGACATAGTATTTGAATCAACAGCAACAGGTTCAGAATATATTTCATTTAATGCTACATTTAGATTTAGTTACTTTGAATTAAAAACAGTGAATGGTTCCACTGGTTCTATAACCGATTCGTTTACCATTGCGAGTTAACAATGGCTAGATTTAAAAGCAGAAGTCGTAGAATATTAAAATACCTTGAAAAACTGAATCAGCAAAAGTCTTTTACAGACCGACTCACTACATCTACAACTTTACAGCAATCCTCTACTAGAGAGGAATATGAAGCAAATAAAGAATATAATCTTCTCACAAAAGATGATGACCAAAAGAAAATCAGTGACTCTGCAACTGTTCGTTCAATAGCAGCAACCTTAACAGGTTCTGGTGTTTCTTCTAAGGATGCTATCATAAATCTTGCATCAAGTGGATTGACTGCAGGTGATGCATCGATTGTGTTTATTGATAGTAACAGTGCTAAGTATTATATCTCTAATGGTTCAGGTTGGTATAATGTAGCATTGGTTAATGCAGATCCACAGTGGGACTCAGCACCAAATTCAAGTTATACATTGGATAGCACCAATCCATTAACTATTGAACCTATTGCAATTGATAGTGGTGGTAAGATATTATCATACACAGCAACTTTAGATAATGATGCTAGTCAATTTATGACAATTACAAAAGATTCAGATAATGGAAGAATCTTTACACTGGTTGGTGAAAGTGCTGGTGCTGCGCCAGGAAGTAATTCCGGGATTGTGACATTCAGAGCATCAGATGGTATTAGTTTTGTAACTCAAAATAGTACGATTAATTTGATTTATCAAGGAACTGGCACTTTAACATCAAGTGCTGTTTCTGTAAATGAAGGAAGCTCTGTCACATTTACATTACCAACAACTGGATATTCAGACGGTACAACATTTCCATATACAATCACTGGAATACAATCTGCAGATATCAATGAAGGATTAACAGGAAACATGGTAGTTTCCAATAATTCTGCTAGTGTTTCAATTTCTGCAGTTGCTGATTTAACAACTGAAGGTAATCAATGGATGACTTTCACCGCTGATGGGCAAAGTCTTCAGGTATTGATTACTGATACTTCTATTGCCCCTCCAGAAGAAGGAAGGTGGTCAGCTAGATACTCAGGATATTCTGGATCAGGGACAAGTTTACCAAATCTTGGTGCTGCCTCAAGTGCAGACGGTACATTAAAGTCTGGTGTTTCATATAGTAGCAGTAATCAGTGGTTTGAATTTGATGGTGGGCAAAATGCATTTGTGCAATACCCGAATGAAAATGGACAATATCCTTATGGCGATTTCACAATATATGCTATTGTAAATATAAATTCCTATGGTAATTCAAGTGAATGGGATAATGTATTAGAAAATCGTTTATTACACTTGAATGGTGCAACAAGTAGTGTGTCAAGTAGAAGAGGTGGTATTACTTCGTCGATAGAAAATGGTTATCCTGAATTTTATTATTGTGACACTAATCAAGCATATAATGTTCTACGAAGTACAACAAGAATGAATTTGAATCAATGGTATTTCCTTGCATTTACTAGACAAAAATCAACAGGAGCAATGAAAATTTATGTTGATAATACCAGCACACCAACTAATACAACTACTAAATCAACTTTAGATGTAAAACATGCTAATTTTGGTTATGAGATTTCAACTGGTATCACCTTTGGTAAGAGAGTAATTGCCACCTTCCCTAATACCTATGGTTTCAAAGGGAAGGCCATTGAATGGGGAATTTATGATAGCGTTTTGAGTGCTAGTGAAATGAATGCAATAAAAAATAAATTCTCTGAGGTGTAGAATAACATGCCACCAAAAATTACACGAAATCATGAATATGCAAAGGTTCTTGCTCGTACCGTAAAAACTAATAGAGGTTTTACGTCTCTTGCTAATAAAGTCGATGCCATTGATTCAGCTGATGTTACACAAATTTTAAGTACAATCTCAGCTAGCACATTAGAGGTTTATGATACACTTGACTCCTTACCAACCAGCAGTTTAACAAAAGGTGGGCAAGGATATGTGAAGGCAACTCAGCGCTTATATGTTTCAGATAGTTTTGGTTGGTATAGTATGGCTTTGGTCAATTTAACACCAACTCAAACTTTAGATCCTTCTGGTAATATTACGCTATCCACTGATGGTACATCAACAATTGTTACCATTACAGCAACTGACTCTGACCAACCTGAATCACAGTTAAGTTATTCTGTTGAATCTGACGGTAATATGTTGGCAACTGGTACAACTGTTACACAAGATTCATCGGTCTTTACCATTACACCATTGAGTGAAGATAGTGGTGGTGTCGCTGGTGACTTTACTTTGACTTTTAAGACCACAGATAGTATCAATATAGCAACCACTACAAAAGATTTTAGTTTAGCATTTACTACACCTCCAGTTTCTGGTTCTACCTCAACAATTGCTTTAATGAAAGCATCTGGTAGCGGCAAAGCTCATGAAGGTATTTCTTATCAAAATGGATCAGATCCTACTTTAGATATCATTGGATTCTCAACTACTACTGGAACACCTAGAGCAAGTTCATTTTCCCCTTATCGTGAAGGTGGATATAGTTATTATGGTGACGGTACTGGCGATTATCTATATGTTGATCTTGGTGCTAGTGGTGGACCAGATGCTGATTATACTATAGAATTTTGGACATATTATACTAATAATAACACCAATACTGGATTTTTCCATATGTCTGCTACATCGGGTGCGTGGACATCTAATAGCACAAATGCTATAGCAATAGGGAAAATGGATACAAGATTTGTATCATATATTGGTGGTGGGGGCGCAGCAATTAGTCATTATAATATTGATCATAGTACTCTTGAAAATACTTGGGTTCATTTGGCCTTGGTAAGAAACAGTAATGCTATAACACTCTATATAAATGGAGTTGCACACGCTACAACTGGAACACAAAGTAGTGATCTTTCTTCCTATCGATATTTAGCAATTGGTGGTTATTATAATACATCATATCTGATTCCTGGATATATTAGAGATTTTAGATATGTAAAAGGCACTGCTGTTTATACTTCTAATTTTACTCCTACAACAGAACCATTAACTGCTATATCAGGAACTCAACTTTTAACATGTAATCTTCCTTATTTTGGTGATGGTTCCACAAACAACCATAGCATAACAACATATGGTGGTGCTCATACTGAACCTTTTGGTCCATATGATTATAATCCATTTACGATTCAAACAGATGTTGGTTCTACTTTCCTATCTACATCTGTTGATGGAATGGCAGAAACCACTAATCATCAGACAATATCAAATTTTGGATCAGGTGACTTTACTATCGAAATGTGGTATTATCCAACAGTATTTGCAAATTATCAAACTTTATATACAGGCAGAGCAACCAATTCACTCTATGGTCAATTGCAGTTTTTTGTAAATTCAACAGGACAATTATTAGTCTATGCTTCAGCTGATGGTTCTACATGGAATGTGATTGCAGAGGCAGGCACAGCAATCAAAGTAATTCATCAAACTTGGAATCATATTGCATTAGTGCGAAACGGAAATACATGGACAACATACATAAACGGAGTTGGTGAGGTTGTATCTACAAACAGTGGCACTCTTGTTAATAATACACTTTTACAAATAGGATATGAAAATAATAATGTAAATTCAGCGGCAGCTGGCTACATTTCTGATTATAGAATTGTAAAAGGCACTGCAGTATATACTTCCAATTTTACTCCACCAACAGCACCATTAACTTGGGTTACAAACACCACTTTACAATTACAAAATAAATGGGATACTTATGTCTATGATGCTGCAGCGGCTGGTAGAATCACTTTATTAGGTGATGCTCAAAGCACGACAACTCAAAGGAAATTTACAACATCATCCGCTTTAGTATTTGATGGAACAACTGATGGCGCAAGATTTGATGAACTGACACCAGAATATCTTGGTGGGGATTTTACAATTCAATTTTGGTTGTATCCAACAACATGGTATAATAGTGGCACAGTATTTGGACATTGGGTTGGTGGACAATATCACCATTTCTTAATTTATTCACACACCGGTACTGATTGGAAATTATATGCTTCATCTAATGGTTCTACCTGGAATTTGGCATCAGCCGCATCAGTTAGTATTGCTAGATGGACTAATTCATGGAAGCATGTTGCCATGACCTATGATCAAAGTGCAGGTACAGTGAAGTTCTGGCTAGATGGCTCATTAGCATCTACACATACCGGAATTACTGGATTGACAAGTAATACTTATACATCATCGGTGCTTTCTGTTGCAAGCGATCAAAATGGAAGTTATGTAGCATACGCTGGTTATGTACAAGATATAAAGGTTTCTAGGTCTGTAGAATACACCACCAACTTTACACCGCCAACAACGGAATTTGAACTATGACGAGAGCAAGAGACATATCACGGCTTTTAGGTCGTACTGATAACGAGGTTGATAGTGAAGGTGAAATTATCGGAACTGCAGGTCAAATTGTAGACTCTGCATATATCTTATCACAAACACCACAATCTACAGGATTTACATTTTATAGCACTCTTGACTCACTTCCATCAAATGCTGACGAAGGTTCACTTGCCTTTGTAGAGGCAAACACCAGAATGTATTTGAATGACGGTAATGGTTGGTATAGTATTGCTGCAGTAAACCTATCACCATCATTAACATTATCACCATCAGGTGCGATTGAACTTGCTACTGATGGTAGTCCATCAACTGTTACCATTACTGCTACAGATACTGACGATCCTTCTGCTATCCTATCATACTCGGTTGAATCGGACGGTAATATGTTGGCAACTGGTACAACTGTTACTCAGGACTCTTCTGTATTTACTATTACACCTATAACAGAAGCAGCTGGTGGAGTTGCTGGTACCTTTACATTATCATTTAAGGTTTCAGATCAAATAGATGAAGCAGTAGCAAATAAAGATTTCAGTATAACTTTTTCATCAATTGATAATTTGACTGGCGGTAATCTTTCACGCACATCTACATCAACAGCAAGTTTTAAGTTATATGCTACAGGATATGCAAATGGGACAACATTTCCATATTCGATCTCAGGGTTTACATCAGCTGATCTTACTACCTCTCTGACAGGTAATATGACCTACAATTCATCACTTGGTTATGCAGAAAAAACAATAACAGCAAAATATGACACAACTTTAACTCAAGGCAGTGAAACTGGTACATTTAGCGCTGGTAATTTAAGTACCAATTTCAGTGTAACACCACCTTATCATTTCAAGAACCATTATATACAATTGAGGGCTAATTATTATCATCCTTCAATTGGCGTAGATGCAACGACAAACCAAGATGGGTTTATTATGTATGATTTGGATGGAAATGCTAATAATATTAAAAATATGTTTAATTTAGGTGGTACAGCAGAAGCAAATGGATATAGAGGTTTTAGAGCAATAAAAATATATTCACTAATGAGTGGGACAATGAGACATATCACTACCTTTTCCTGGAGCACAGCTAGCACTCAAATGTTTACTAATGGTTGGTCTAGTGGGTCTGTTCAAGGTCTTTATTGTGGAGACTATACAAGCAATAACTCTAATGTCTGTACTCGTACTTATAAATATTCCGGAATAAATCAATATAATTATCAGGGATATATTGCTGCAGTAGAATTTTTCTCAAACACTGCTGCTACTACTAGAATAAATACTGTTTTAGCGAACAATTATGTATTCTAAATAACTGTTTACATTTAATGCTTTTTGTGATATAATTATAATATGATCGACTTAAAACAAATCCATGCTATGTGGTCAGAAGACTGCA